GAAATTGTCATGACTCAAATAGAAAACCCATTCCGCTACCAAGAAGTGAAGCGCCCAAGCATCTTCGCGGATGACAAAAAGAACGCAAACCAGTACACCGCTGGCCGCAAGGTGAATCTGGCTCCAATGCCTGCGACAAGCTTCTGCAGCCACATCGCCACGCCAAAAGAGTCAGACCGCACCAACTCGATCAAGAGGACGAAATGACACCTCAAACAATCATCCGCGCCCAGCCTGCGCCAAAGTCTTTTGAAGAGGATGCGTACAGCTTCTTGGTGAAGTTCGCACACCGCAAGCGTGGCCATTCTTTCAGCGCCGAGATGGTGACATTGGCAGCTTTGAAAAAGGGCATTGCAGCGCCTGATATGAGGAACTGGGGACCAGTGTTCCGCGCAGTGGCTGCGGATGGCTATATCCGTCGTTCTGATGTGCTGTTTCCCAGGTCTATGGGCAATGGCACTTTGTCACCGGGATGGACGGAAACATGATGCGAGTTCTCCGTTTCATCAAGTACCTCTGGATTCATCGCTCTTGGTCTAGCGCCAAGTGGGTTGATGCGTATGACCAGCACCAACCGAAGCATGGAAAGGCATCTGTCTAAACATGGCTAATCCTTGGTTTCGCATGTACGCCGAGTTTGCTAACGACGCAAAAGTTCAGATGCTGAGTGAGTCAATGCAACGTCGTTACATCATGTTGATGTGCTTGCGTTGCAGTAACAGCCTTGTAACGTTACATCATGAAGAGATAGCGTTTCAACTTCGTATCACTAGCGAAGAATTGGAAGAAACAAAGCGTCTTTTTGTCGCCAAAGGTTTCATTGATTCCGATTGGAATTTGCTGAATTGGGAAAAGAGGCAATTTGCATCTGATACAAGCAAAGCTAGAGTAGCTAAGCATAGATCGCTATTAAAAGAGAAGCAAAATCCAGCAAGTAACACTGATGTAACGTTACAGAAACAGAAAAGTAACGCCCTAGATACAGATACAGATACAGATAAGAAGAATACCCCCTTACCCCCTAACGGGGGCGATGTGTTGTTTGCAAAGTTTTGGAGCGCATATCCGAGGAAAGTCGGAAAGGATGTAGCCCGTAAAGCATTCGCCAAGCGCAAGCCATCGATTGAACTGGTTGATTTGATGGTGCAGGCAGTCAATCGCCAAAAGATGACTCCGCAATGGGCGAAGGACGGTGGCCAGTTCATACCGCATCCGTCAACCTGGATTAACGAAGGCCGATGGATGGACGGAGAACAACCCAGCCAGTCCGATTCGACCTGGTTCCGTGAAGCTGGGTTTGACTTCGATTGGGTTGCGAATAACGCAGGATGCTACCCCAGCAACTTCAAGAAATTTGCCAATGGCAAACGATTGGAGTCAGCGTGAATATTTCCGAAATATCCCAAATGCTGGCGAAGGATGCTGCCAATGTTGCGGCCTACCTTCTGCCAAACGGCAAGAAATCATCTGGCGAGTGGAAAGTAGGATCAACCAACGGCGAAGCAGGCCAGTCTCTGTCAATCCGATTGACGGGGGTGAAGGCGGGTGTATGGCGTGACTTCTCCGCTGACGAAGGCGGTGATTTATTGGACTTATGGACCAAGGTTCGGGGCCTGACAATCGTTGAGGCTTTGAATGAAGCCAAGGGCTATTTGGGTGTGCGCGACACCATGCCACCAAAGGAACCAAAGAGCTACAAGCGGCCAGAGAAGCCACGATGCCAAGCCCCAAAAAGCGGGGTCAAAGAATGGCTGAATGGCCGTGGCCTTACCGACGAAACGATCAGCGCTTTCAAGATTGGCGAGATTCTGCAAGGTGGAAAAACCTACGCTGTTTTTCCCTACCTGCGTGAAGGCGAACTGGTCAACGCAAAGTACCGCAACGTGTCAGAAAAGAAGGACATGCGGCAAGAAGGCGGCGCGGAGCCATGCCTTTTTGGATGGCATTTGATCGACACAAAAACCCGGTCTGTATGCATCACCGAAGGCGAGATTGATGCGATGACACTGCACCAGATTGGCTTTGCTGCTATGTCGGTGAATGCTGGCGCTGGAAACCATCAATGGATTGAAAACGACTGGGACAGGCTGGAGCGTTTCAGTGAAATCCTGCTTTGCTTCGATGACGATGATGCCGGGCAAAAAGCAGTCAAAGAAGTGGCCCAGCGCTTGGGTATCGAGCGGTGCAAGTCAGTGAAGTTTGGCGCGAAGGATGCGAATCAATGGCTGCTGGATGGTGCCGAGAAGGTCGATTTTGAGGATTCAATCCGCAACGCAAAGACCTATGACCCCGAGGAATTGAAGTCATCCCGCGAGTTCATCAACAAGGTCAAAGCGCTTTTTTACCCAGCGCAAGGCGAGTCACCAGACCCATGCCTGTTTCTGAATCAAGGGTTTGACTGGTTCCAGTTTCGCCAGGGTGAATTGTCAATCTGGACGGGATACAACGGCCATGGAAAGAGCTTGCTGCTGTCTCAGGTGCTGCTTGGTTTGATGCAGCAAGGCCAGCGGATTGCAGTCTTCTCCGGGGAAATGACACCAGAGAGGCAACTGAAACGTATGGTCAAGCAGGCGGCTGGACTGGATCGCCCAACGCCTCAATACATCGATGCTATTGGTGAATGGCTTGGCGATAGGTTGTGGATTTTCAACCAGGTTGGCAGTGCCACGATTGCCCGGTTGCTTGAGGTTTTTGCCTATGCAAACCGTCGCTATGGCATCCGTCATGTAGTGGTTGACAGCTTGATGATGACTGACGTTCCAGAGGATGGGCCTGGGGCCATCACTGAGCAAAAGAAGGCGATTCAGAACCTGTGCAACTTCGCAAAGAAGTTCGGTGTTCACGTTCACCTTGTTGCACATCCACGAAAAGGGACTGACGAAAGCAAGGGGCCGGGGAAGATGGACGTTGCAGGAAGTTCCAAGATCACAGACGGAGCCGACAACGTGTTCACGGTCTGGTCATCTCGCAAGGATGAAGCATCAGAAGAAGACGAGGACAAGCCTGATGCACGTCTTGAACTGCACAAGCAACGCAACGGCGAATGCCAGCACTACTCACTGTGGCTGAGATTCCTTAAAGACTCACAGCAGTACACGACTGACCCGCGCAGACGTGCCATTTCCTATGTGCCATTTGCAAGCGGACGTAATGAATTTGAAAACCAACACGAGGCCATGTGATGAATGGACATTCAAACACTGCTAGACCACTACGTGAAATTGGCGCGAGAACCAGCATTCAAAGCTTACGCATGGCAGCGAGTTCAGGAACTGGCGAAAGAACTACCGGAGTGGCGCGAATTGCCCAGCTTGCTGACGGAGGCGATGCGAAATGAGAGCAGCAAAGATCGACGCGAACCATAACGAGGTTGTCTCTGCGCTGCGCAAAGCCGGGGCAACCGTCCAGAGCCTTGCTGGCGTTGGTGCTGGTGTTCCCGATTTGCTTGTCGGATTCCGCAACAAGACGGCGTTACTTGAAGTCAAGGATGGAGCAAAGCCACCAAGCGCACGAAAACTGACAGAAGACCAACTGAAGTGGCATCGGGAATGGAATGGCGGCACTTTAGCCATCGTTGACAGCCCAGAAGCCGCACTAAGAGTTCTCGGGGTAATGGCCCCAGAAAGCGAAAACCGCAATCAGCGCGAACTGACTGCGGCCCTCTAACCAGCCAATAAAAGGAGTATTGATGGCTGCTCAAAATTATACGGATTTCCTGAAAAGGAAAAAACACAGTACGGGAGACTTCGGGTTTGACCCCGTTTGGATGCCTGAATCTGCTTTTGACTTCCAAGAGTTTGGAATCACAAAGGCGGTTCGCAAGGGCCGAATGGGGCTGTTTGAAGATACCGGGCTTGGCAAGACGTTGCAGCAACTTGCCATTGCAGAAAACATCATTCGGCACACGAACAAACGGGTTCTGATTCTGACGCCTTTGGCCGTGGCCTTCCAGTTCATCAAAGAGGCTACCCGCATTGGTATTTCTGACATTGGGCACAGCAAAGACGGCGTATTGACCAAGAAGATAACCGTTTGCAATTACGAGCGGTTGCACCTATTGAACCCTGATGACTTTGTTTGCGTGATGTTGGATGAGTCAAGCATCCTGAAGAACTTCGCAGGTAAGACACGGGATCAGATTGTTGCCTTCATCAAGCGCGTTCCTTACCGCTTTCTGAGCACGGCAACGCCAAGCCCGAATGACTTCATTGAATTGGGCAATAGCTCTGAAGCGCTGGGTTACATGGGCTACATGGACATGCTTACCAAGTTCTTTAAGAGCAATCAAAACAGCGTTGACAGCAACAACCGGAATATCGGCGAGAAGTTTTACCTGAAGCCACACGCAGAACGTGATTTCTTTGCATGGGTCAATCAGTGGTCTTTGATGGTCAAGAAGCCGTCAGACATTGGTTTCTCTGATAAGGGGTATGACTTGCCAGCGCTGCACGTCAATAAGCGCATGGTCAAGAACAGCAATACATGGTGCATCAATGGGCAGGATTCATTGTTTGCCATGCCAGCAAAGACCATGACCGAGGTGCGAGAAGAGCAAAAGCTGACTGTGAAAGAGCGATGCGAAGAGGCGGCATCTTTGGCCGCTGGCAAAACTTCTGTCTACTGGTGCAACTTGAATGAGGAAAGCGCATTGCTTTCAACGCTCGACCCTGACGCTGTGGAGATTACAGGCGGCATGTCGATTGACAAGAAAGAGGAAATTCTTGTCGCGTTTGCCAACAACGAAATCAAGCGGCTGATTACCAAGGCCCGAATGACCAGTATGGGCCTAAATTGGCAGCACTGCACGCATACCGTGTTTTTCCCGACATGGAGCTATGAGCAGTATTACCAAGCAATCCGCAGATTCTGGAGGTTTGGCCAAACCTCAGAAGTCACTTGCGACATGGTGATCTCAGAAGGTCAAGAGCGGGTACTTGAAGCCCTGGATCAAAAGACGCAAAAAGCAATTGATCTGTACGGGAACTTGGTTTCTGCCGCAAATCAAGACTTATTCAACGTCACCAAAGAATTTAACCAAACAGCACGCATGCCGGAGTTCATCTGATGAATACAAAAGACCAAATCATTACGCCTGAATACGCCATTTACAACTCGGATTGCATGGAGGTAATGCCCACTATCCCGAGTAATTCGATTGACTTGTCTGTGTACTCGCCGCCGTTTGCTGGGCTGTACAACTACAGCAGCAGCGAGCGTGACTTTTCAAACTGCGAGAACAAAGAACAGTTCCTTGAACAGTATGAATACCTGATTGAGCAAATCGCCCGCGTGACTAAGCCAGGGCGCATTACGGCTGTGCATTGCACGGATGTATTTGATAACTCTTGCCGCCTTTGGGACTTCCCGCATGAAATTATCCGGCTGCATGAAAAACACGGGTTCCAGTACCGCAACCGCATCACGATTTGGAAGGAGCCTTTGAAGGTCCGCATGAGGACTATGGTGAAAAGCCTGATGCACAAGTTGATCGTAGAAGACTCGACACAGTGTTTTACGGCTATGCCCGACTACATGATTGTGATGACAAAAAATGGCGACAACGAAACGCCGGTCACACATGCGCACGGGCTTACCCGGTATTTCGGTGCGACTCCAATCCTGCCAAACATCTTGCAGGCATTCAACAATGGCAACGAAACAAAGTTCAATGAAGATGAGTTGTGGGAATACCTGAAATCCACCTATGCAAACCACGACGATCCAAAGTCAAACAAGCTGTCTCATTACATCTGGCAGCGGTACGCATCAAGCGTATGGGATGACATTCGGATTGACAATGTTTTGCCCTTCAGGGACTCACGCGAAGAGGATGATGAAAAGCACGTTCACCCGCTTCAGTTGGATGTGATTGACCGAATCATTGAGCTTTACAGCAACCCCGGAGAAGTTGTTTTAACTCCATTTATGGGGGTTGGTTCAGAGGTGTACAGCCCGGTTTCTATGGGCCAAATGGATAGCCGCC